GAGGGATTTGATGGATTTGAGGAATGCACACCAATGATAAGACAGCACATTCACGGACTTATAATGCAAGAACCAGACCCACAGGAATACATAGAAGGTAGGAAACTACTTAATGTTGACACACCTGAAGGCTGGAAGAAAATTTATAAGGAAGAAATATATCCTTCTATTAAAGCAATTATTAACCAGAAAAAGACAGAAGAACTCATGGATGAGAGAATAGAGCGCAAGAAGAAAGCTGCTCTGTCCGGTAATTCTGGAGGGAGACCTGTTCAGTCAAAGAAAGACAACATAAACGATTTAAGTCCTGATGAAATGAATAAGCGTTACATGGAAATGCGTCAAAAGAGAGGTGCTGCGGTCTAATCTTCTAAATTTAATTTAGGAGAAAAGACAAATGGCTAACGAAATGAATTGGGTCAATCACTCCGGTGTATTGACTAACAATAAGTTGAATCAGTTTTTTCAGCGTTCAGCCCAACCTCTTTTCAAGTTTAGACAGTTCGTAGATGTTAAGGAAGCATTTGGAAAGTCCAGAGGTCAGTCAGTCAACTGGCTGAAAGTTGCTAATGTTGGTACTATGGGTGGAAACTTAACCGAAACCAACACCATGCACGAAACGACTCAGGCTTTAACATGGGGTACGCTTACGGTAGCTGAAGTAGGTAACTCTATTCCATTTACCTTTAAAGCAGAAGCATTGTCTGAATTTGATATACAAGAAATTGTTAGAGGTGGAATGCTTGATGATGCTGCAAAAGTATTAGACGGTAAAGTTGAGAGAAGGTATAATGAAACGAAGTTACGCTTTGTCGGAACTTCCACTACCGCCCACACTCTTACTACTAACGGTACTGCTACTGTTACTAACACTTCAATCTTAAATTCTCGCCATGTAAGAAAGATGAGACTTGAGTTGGAGAAGAGAAATGTTCCAGCATATGAAGGTGACTCTTATGTATGTATTGCTTCATTGGAAGCTTTAGAGTCTCTTGAAGGAGCTATGGAAAGCGTAAATCAGTACACCGAAACTGGTGTTGATAAGATTTACAACGGTGAGGTTGGGAGGCTTCATGGTGTAAGGTTCGTTAAGGATTTCTACGCTTCACGGTTTACGATTGATGCTGATGCAAGAACTGCTACAGCTAAATCATGGACTACAGCACAGTCACTTGATGCCTATATGTTTGGAAAAGGTGTCGTAAGAGAAGCCGTTGTTGTACCAGAGGAAATTCGTATGAAGGTTGTTACTGATTACGGAAGGTCTAAAGGTATCGCATGGTATTTCTTAGGTGGATGGGCGTTAGAATGGAACACTGAGGCTGATTCAAGAATCATTAAGTGGGATTCTAATGCGTAGTGTTTTTTTAAATTAATTTATAACATAAGGAGGTGACATATCATGGCTTATGATGATATGGTTGTTATTACTTACTCTTGGGGCGAAATAGATTTTGGTGCTGGCAGTGATGCTGTTGCTATCAAAGGATATGGAGGCAAGAAGGGTAAAATCCTAGACATTGGCGTGTCTGTAACCGAAACTTTTAATCAGGTTACGACCCCTGCATATGTACGAATGGGTACAACAGGAGACGCTGATGCTTATGCAGAGCTTAATATGGCTGCTGCTGCTGATACAGATTATTATAATATCCTTGACGACACAGACGCTATTATAGCTGCTGCTGTTCCTGTGGATACTCAGATAGAGGTTGCTTTTATTACCCCTACTGGTGGTACTCCTGCTGGTAAAGGACATGTTAATATAACTATCGGTTGGTTCTAAATTTGGGGGGGCTGGCTGTACGACATCTTGAATGGGATGCAGTCCAGCCCTTTCTTTAAGGCTTAATGAAACTTGTAATGGTAAATTCACATGAGCGTAGTGGTACTCATTTCTTAATGAATACGATTGCTCTCAACTTTGGATATTGTAGCTTTCCTTATTACAATATGGATATGCCTGTACTGCCGCACATACCTAATAATATGTTAGCGGTGCTACAACAGATAAAAGAACCAAGACATATAATAAAATCACATTACGAAGGAACATTCTTCAGACCAATTATAAATAAAATTACAAAACACGCTCATGTGTTTTACATCTACAGAGAAGAAGAAGGTGTATTTAAAAGTTGTCTGAAGCATTGGAATAGTCTAACCTGGGAAGAAGCTGCCAGATGTGAAACTGTTGATGAGCTTAAAGTAGCACAACCTTATGGTGGTTGTATGCGTTATCAGTTCAGGCAGTATCCTTCCATGTTAGCAAGATGGCAAGGACATAAAGCAAGCTGGAAAGAGAAGATGGGTGGCGCTGATATAATCTATGTAAGGTATGATGATTTATCGCACCGTTTTGATAAGACACTTATGATAATATCTAAACGAATGGGTATTCCGATAATAGGTGGTATTGCCCGTAAACCAGATAAGAGTAAGACAGTACGGAATGGAGAATTTAATGAAAAAGAGGTCACTTGAAAAAGCCGAAAGCCTTATTGATACGGTACGGAGCATTTGGGGATACGATTATGCTTACTCCTTTATTACGGAAATTGAAGGAGGAGGGATACCATGTGACAATGAACATGACTCCGAGAGCAAAAGCTGTATTGAACCACAATCCTCACATAGACCAATACATAATGCAAAAGGAGAATCAGATACCTAATGAACAACTTGGGAGTTACTGGAAGAATCTGTCTGAAGGTTACGATAAAGTTATTAATCTGTCTGGTTCAGTTGAAGGTGGTTTGCTTAAAGTTGAAGGAAAACCTGCTTTTCGTTGGGAGCATGAAGTAAGACATGAGAAATGCAATAGGAACTATTATGACGAGCAATTCAAAAAAGCAGGATATGATACAACAGGCAAGGTGGGAGAACTTTTTTTTACACGACTTGAGCATCAACTTGCTAAGACATACATTAAGAAATATAGAAAAAGATTTACGGTCATGTGGTCACTTGCAGGAAGTTCTTTCCATAAGAACTATCCATACACGCAGTTAGTTTGTGATTGGTTATTACGAGAATATAATGATATAGTTGTAATAACAGTTGGTGACGCTCTTAGCGTTATGTTAGAATGGGAGCATCCGAGAGTAAAATGCAGGTCTGATAAATGGTCTATTCGTCAGGCTATGCTAATGACTAAATATGTAGACTTGGTGGTGGGAAGTGAAACAGGAATACTCAATGCGTCAGGGTGCTATGACACGCCAAAGATTGTCCTCTTGTCTCATTCGTCTGAGGAGAATCTCACGAAATACTGGAAGAACTGTACCAACTTACACGCATCTCAGGATGAAGTACCCTGTTATCCTTGTCATCAGTTGCACTATACTTTGGAGTCTTGCCCTTTACATGAGAAATTAAAGACACCTTTATGTATGTCACAACTTAAATATGAAGTTGTTAAGAACGAAATAGAACGACATTATAAGGAATGGAAGAATGGATGTTAAAGTGAAAGATAATGGTACTCGTTCTCCTATGGGTATTTTATCAGTACAAACTGAAGAAACAGTTGCAAGACAAAAAGATAAACCGTATAATGTGGGAGAATTTAATGATGGAGTAAAAGAAGATAGTGGCGAATTAGAAGGTATGCCAACTCCAGATGAAGATAGGTTTGACGAAGGAGATTTTAACTTGGCTTTACGTTATCCTCATGCTATAAGAAGAATGTGGAGTGATGATGTAGCTATAGAAGTTATGGAAGCTCTACTACTTAATAAGCCTTTTGAATTGCTAAAACAGAAACTACTACAGAAAGGAGAACAAGATGCCAGATAGAATAGCAATAGGACTAAACATTATTCCTAATCCGCATCCTACGGATGAACACCACAGGAAGATGGGTAACAAAAAGAGAATGGCAAGGGCAGAAGCAGACGATAGAATGAGGCAGAGAAGAAAGAAGCATGAAGATAAGAACTCCAAAATGGGGTCTGGTAATCACGGAATTGATAACTAATGTATCATTTCCAAATACAAGAATATCGTAAAGGAAAAAAGGGGGAAGTAAGTATGGGCTATTGGGTCGGTATGACTACCAAGAGTGGTAGTGAAGCAAACTTCTATGTAGAAGATGATAACGGAACTAAGAGATACTACAATGGAAAAGATAAAAGGCATGAGTATAGGAATGAAGAACCATACGACATAATAAAAGACCATACTAAATTAGTTAAAAAGATAGAGAAAGCTATAAAACCATTTGATGTAAAAGAAAATAAACCAGAAATAGATTTAGAAGTAAAAACAGCAAATGCTGAAAGGTTTAAAGAACTCACAACTCCAGCAGGATTAAAAGCAAAGGAACTATTAGCTGGTGATGGA